ACAGCACTCTTGCTGATTTCTATGAACGCCGCCAGATGTACAGGAAAGGGCAGTACATGGTGATTGGCACCACCTTTAGAACCCAGGGCCAGGCCATGTATCAACACCTGCTCGAGAAGAACCCGAAACAGTGCATGGCCATTGACGTCCCACAGTGGGATCGCCGAACATCACCCAACGTCATTACGGCTGCCATCAAGCTAGCCTTCGCCCATGCCCGGGCCTCCCCAGACTACGAACAAGATGATATCGACAACATCGAGAAGGCAATGATCGCGTACGCGGTTTACAACGTTTCCATCGTTATGGACGCCGTGTACTGGACGAAAGGGAGGATTGCCTCAGGCTGCCGTTTCACTGCTGAGTGGAACACGGACGGCCACCACCTCATGCGACGCGCCGGCATCTACCAACTAACTGAAGAGAAGAGGGGGAAAGTACCGGTGTACGACTACTACGGTAGGTGGGTCGCGGAAGTGATTTATGGCGATGACAATCTTGCCGCCGTTGCTGAGGGAGCGCCTGACGAGTTCTCAGCTGAGTCATGGAAGGAAGTGTACGCTCGTGCTGGCTACCCAGCCACGAACGACCGCAAGGACGGCGACCCGGAATTCACGTCGTACGAAGAAGCCTCCTTCTGCTCCCGATACCCCGTGTTCGGGGACCGCGTAATGCACCTTGCCCTGAAACAAGACACCATCAACTCCATGTTGCAGTGGAGCAGCAGCTTTGAGCCGGACCACATGGAAGCCGTGTGCGGCGTGGCTTTGCAGGAGAGCGTGCCATGGGGGATCGAGTACTATACTCAGGTGTGCGAAGCCATTCGCCTCCTGATGCACAGGTACGGATTCTCTCTGTGTGTGCCCTCGTACAAGGTCGCGCGGTTCGCGGTTGATCGTATGGTTCTCACAGGTGAAAAGATAACACTGCAAGAATACCTTACATCGGACTTAGGAGCCCAACCGATTTGTGCTAATGAAGCAAACATTGAACCATCTGTTCAAATTCACTCCAATTGTAACGAAATGAGCGGAATCGTTG